TATAAGCACCCACTATATTATAATAAAAAAACTCTATCGCTTCTTCTTCTGTCATATTATCTCTATCTTGCATTATCTTGATACACTTACGCTTATCGTACAATACGACAGGATTCATACCATATCGTTCAGTGATACCTATAATCGCATCGTCAAATCCATCTACTATTAGAGCATCTGGGTAATGGTCTTTGACAAATTGTAAATTATTTTTGACACCCATTTTTCTTCCTCACTTGTTCTTTTTCTTGATAGACATTATAAAAAGCTGAGTTCTTTTCTTTTAACGTTTTAACTTGGTGGCAATTCGCACATAGTATCCTACATTTCTTTGCCTCACTATCTAAAACTCGTAAACTACCATTCAATAGATTGGTAATATTCGAACTCTTTTCGTAGCGTTTCTTATGGTCAAATTGTAGCTTTCTCATATCAGTTTCACCACATTTCTCACAAAATTTATCTAGTAAGTAATTGTATTTCCAAATCGCACCTCTCCTACTCGCCCATCTGCTATTGTACTTACCCTTATTTTTCTTGTTCCGTCTGACAACCTTTTCCCTTCCGTTGGGGTCAAGCCAATAGCTAATAGTGGACTTAGAACATTGTAATATTGAGGCAATCTTATTATAGCTCAAGCCTTTCGCTCTGAGTTTCAAGATATCACTCTCAAATGTTCCTGTCCTGTACGGCATTGTTTACTTTTTAGATTTCTTCTTTTTCGGTTTTGGCTTTTCAAAGAAATCACCCTTCACTACACCGACCTCCTCTAATTCAGTTGTATTTGATAATTTTTTTGCAATCTGAGATGTAGTCATATTCTCTAATTTTTCACGTGCCTCTGTTTCTGATTCTGCATCAATCCCTACGCTGTAAGTTCGCAGTTCTTTTAATGTGAACGTATATTTACGCATTTACTTCTCCTTAATTAATCCTTGTTTTAATTTATCCTTAATTGTATTGGCAAGTTCTTCATCATCAGCATCAACAATAACGTGATTGTCAAACCACTCTTGTAAGTGTTGTTCTTCGTTGTAATGTTTATCTGCCTCATCCCAATTATTATTTTCTTTTAACTCTTGGTATAATTCTTTCATCTTACCCATCTGTTTTCCTATCCTTTAAAATTTCCAACACATCTCCGTAAGCCTCGTGAAAACTGAATTGAGGTTTTTTGGCTGTGCTATCATATAGTTTTTTTAATAACCAAGCTATCTCATCTAGTGGTTCATCGCACTCATCTAATATCCATTGTGCTACTTTCTCGTATTTATTCATTTACTTTCTCCTTTGCTGTTTTTTCGGTTTCTTTATCTTTGTCTTGCCCCCACCACCAACCATTACCATTCTTCTTTAAAAAGGCTTTCTTTTCCTTGATATACTTTGCATCTGTAATGTCTTTGTACGGATACTCTCTTTTCATTCTTTCCTTTTGATTCATTTTCCTCTCGCTTTCAATCTTATATAATTTAGTAATGCAGTTATACCACCTAATGTAAGTATAGCGTGTAATAATCCGTGTGGCTCTCCACATAGACCTAGTAAATGTTTTATCGTATCAATCATTCCACCTCACTTTCAACTATTAAGTAGTGAATTGGTTCTCCGTCTTTAGCAAATAAATACCCATTTGATTCACAATGCTCATTTTGTGTATCTGAATCCCAATCTGAAAAACATTCATAGTATAAATTGCCCTCATCATCTGCAAACTCCACAGGGTTTTCATCTAGCCAAGATTTTACTTTATTCTGACTATTATCAGATAGTTCCGAATATTGATATGCTTTTACTTGTATTAATTCCATCACTCCACCTCACTTTCTTTATCTTCTTCTTGATTGGGTTGTTCACTTCCACAAGAAGCACATACCTCAGTCATTTCTGTTAGCTCTGACCAATAGTAGCTTTTTTCATTATCAAATTCCTTTAATAAAGTTCCTTGATTACAATCGCACATTTTACTTTTTCCTTTCGTTTTTTATGGTTGTCATATCTCTATAACGTCTATCCTTTTAATAAGTTCCCATTTATTTATTTCTTCTTATTTCCACTACAATCTGATTGAGAAATTCGCAGATTTTAGTTGTTGAGGTTATTTTGACACCACCTACATTGAGGTGTGGAATCACCTCATAAAGCAATTTATTTATTTCATTATAAGACAGCCTGTCAATATCGGAAAGCGTCTTTATTATTGCTGTCTCTTTGTTGGAATCATCAATACAATCAGAACAACATAAATCGTCAGCAAAGTTACGCTCGAGGCTGTCTGCTTTTTTACCACACCATTCACATTTTTTATCCATCTTTGTTTTTCCTTCCTTTTAAATAGGTTCGTTAAGTTTTCTTGCTATCAATCTACAATCCCAACAAGGTTCTAAACTTCCCATTCTATTTCTTAATTCCTTTTGTTTTTTAAAACTTTCCTTAGCACTCCTAAGCGTACCATCAGTATTTTCCCTAAGGTGTTTTATTTCTGTTAAGGTCAGTTTCTTTTTCCATTTTGATTTTCTTTTTGTTTTCATAATATTTCCTTTTCTTTTATTATTATACGCTTGGGTTTTTTAAAAGTTCCCAATTTTTACTTCGCCCTTAATCTTGCCCTTAAACTCTTTAACAGGTACCCATTTTTTTCTGAATACCTTTGTCTTTCCATGATTAAGCCTCACTTGGTAAAATACTTTATTACCAAAAAATATACCATTCACAGCCTTCATTATTTCAATGTGGGTAAATTCTTCCCAAACCGTTCTCTTGTATTCTTCGATTACACAAAGCAATTCATCAAAATTGCTTATACGAGTACCCGAATAAATACCCTTAACACACTTTAGAGGCATTTTACCTGTCATAATATCTCTTATACAAAGACTGAATGAATTGCCAATATATCGTTTTCTTTTATCGTAAGTCATTTTATTCTTCCTTTCTTTTGTTATTTATACGTATCAATTCTTTTAAAGTTCCCAATTACTTATCCTTACTTCTTTCGTAATACTCTACACCCTCTAAGAATTGATTGTATTTAGTTATTCTTTTCTGAAGATTTTTACACGCTGTTTGCTTATCTCTAATTTCCATAAGGTCTTTAATAAACTCAGTAAAAGCCTCGTATAGATAGAAAAGATTATTTTCACGTTTTTCAAATATCTTAATAAGTTCGTCATCATCTGTTTTTATATCGAGTATTCGTACTTTTGCAGTGTACTTTACACTTTCAATGCTCTTTATTTTCAAAACATCAATTTTTACAAACTTATATTTTTCTGATTTTATCCACATAATATTCATTATTATTATCCTTTTAGTTGTTTAGGTTTATCGTTTAAGGCTCTTATTGATGCCTTAGAGCTTAAAACAGGAATCGAACCTGTACTATGTCCACCTTTACCATTGATTACCAAATTTAAGCTGTATTTCATAATATATTTATATCTCCTATCCGTATTGTTTAAATATCGTAGTTTCAATAACTTCTTCATTAGGCTCATTTTCCCAATCAATAGAGCCGACCTCTTCGAACAAATCTTTTATCCATAATGCCCACTCTTCGTTGCTTATATCTTGACTAGCCCCATCAAACCAATCTTTGAACCAATACTCAATCGTACCATCCTCATAGAATAGTATCTCATCACTTGGCCCACCCCAAGAGAGTTGATATCTGTAATATCCTTCTTCTTGGTCGTCAAATGTATTTGGCTCTACAAAACCAAAGTCAAGTCCATAGTGGTAAAAACTTCCTAAATCTTCGCTTACGTTTTCTAAATCGTCGGCATTCATGAAGGCTTTAAAGTCCTCTGCTCTGCTGTTTAAGTGTTTACTGATTCTTTTTTTACAATTTTCTAGTTTCATTATTTTTATCCTTTTGGTTTTAGTTTTAGCCTTCAATGCGTTTTAAGTTCATAATAGAGTGAGTTATTGCTAAAGGGTTCGGTTTACCCATTCCGTTGAGCGTTCCCTATTCTTTATTGCGTTCCTTAAAACGCTTTTAGGCTCTTTATGTTTTAGTTGTTTAATGTTTAAGGTTTTAAAAAGTTCCAAAGTTTTTTTATTTTTTAGCTGGTTTAAAAGCTGGTCTTTTATAACCTGTTGCCCCTAAGTCTTCCAGAGCTTTTTCTAAATTGCGTTCAATCTGTAAAAGACTTTCACAAAGTACGCTTCGCCTGTTATCGTACCATACATCCTTTAATTCAGAGCGTGTTATTTCAAGAGCGTGTTTTAGTTTTTCGATTGTTTTATTCATTTTATTATTCCTTTTTATTGTAGTTTCTAGCCTAATATACGTAGAAATATAAATAAAGTTCCATAAAATATTAAAAAAGTTTCGCCCCCTGTTTAAATTAGTGAGTATCGTATATATAGTATAATATTAATATTAATAGTATTACTTACTATACTCTATAATATATATAATACATAATATTAATAATATTAGCCTAATTGCCTTGTATTGTACAATATGCCCCATATTTCACGATATAGCCGTAATTACGTACGTGAATTGCTTATATAAAATAATTAAATTGTGAAATTCAGCTACCTACGTGAATTACATAATAAAAATAGATTGTACTACTTACGTGAATTACCTACGTGAATAGTATTTTAAAAAAAAATACTACGTACGTGAATTCCTACTAATAAATATTTAAAATAAAAAAAAATCTTGAGCCTTTTTAAGACTTGCTCAGGTCTGTTGTCTGCAATTCAATCCTTTCTGCGCCCTAGGAAATCTAAGGCGCATTTTAGGTTTAGGTTAGATTGTATAATCTATTTAGGATTGTACAATGTGCTGTGCATTCTTACCATATTCCAGCATACCATCTACAAAATAGCCATTGTTGTCAAAATCAGCCTTGGTAACCTTGGCATTGCGCTTATTTCGGTGCCAAAGTGTATCTGTACCAGCTTGGCATAAATCCCATGCCGTTTCACCCTCTGTTTTGTGAAATCTAGTAAGGATTTCACCATACCTGAGGCTGTTCAGTTTAGGGATATGCACATTCCTGATGGTGTTCAGTTCGTCCATATTGATTCTAGTGTTCAGTTTATCAACATGGGTTGCAAACGTCTTCAATCTGTTCTGCATTCCATCACCTATTACCATTTGTGTACTGCGGTCAATTTCTGAGCGCCAGTTCACATTCTGTAATGTATGTCGAAACGTGGTACCAAATCCATATGTAGGTGATACCATACCATTCAGGCAGGATAGTACCATAAAATCAATCCTAAATCCTGCTGGACTTGAACCGTCATAGCTGTTCATTTCAGTAAACATGATATGAGCAGTATCACCAAGGTTTTCCAATGGAATACCAAGGCTTTCTGTTCTATATACACATTTAAAGTGTTTACCATTGAACATCATTTTATCAAATGTCCAAGCCAATCCAGTCTGCATTCGGATTTGTTCACAATGTTGATGTAAATCCTCGTTGCTAATGGCAAGATAATTACCAGTAACAACGCCAACTTCCACAAACTTACCATCTTGTAAAATCCGTATATTATGACCCATTGACAGCGCACCATCATTATTCTGTAATTGCTGTTTTTCAATGGGTGCAAATGCGTCATGCTGTTGACCATTTCCAACATTGTAAGAATTGACTAATCTTGTATAATCTGAAATAGATTGTACAATCGTTTCAGGTTCTGAAACAATCTCAGGTTCTATAGTTTCAGTATGATTGTGAACTATAGGATTTCCTGAGATTAAAGTCGTTTCTCTTAAATCAGGAACAGCACCATCAATAGTACCAGCGCCATTCATTACTTTAATATCATTTGCAGATTGTAGCACATCTAGTGCATTATCAAAAGTAGACATATTATATGTCCTTCCTGCTCTATAAAGAGCGGTTATTTTTATTAATAATTAACTAGGTCAACGGGTGCATTCAAGAGACTTATCCCGTCTATCTCCCCTCGAGCGCTCACAGGCAGTGGCTCGATAGATTCACCGAGGAAGAAGTTCGCATTGTCAAATAACTATACCCTTACTACCATTGACAAGAGATAAAGTTCCATCTTTTTTTAAAATAATTGATTTACCCTCGAGAAATAATTTGAAACCTGAATCAGATTTCACAACCTAGGTGGATTGAGATTGACTTTTTCAACCTCGATTTTTTCAACCTAAAAGCGAATGGGGGGGCGTACCCGATAATTAAAAGAAGAACACACATATTAATATTATTTTTTAGAAATTTTTTGGAAGTTTTGGTAGGATGGCCAGCGCGGGTACTATTCTTACTATCGCGGGTAATATTATAATATATTACTATTATACTATAATAGTATTAATAGTATTTAATATTATTAATATTATTAGTATTATTAATATTATAATATATTAATACTATAGTAATATTATTCCTCGCCTCAACCGACATTGAAATTTATTCCTTTTAACCTATTACTGTCAAGTACTTTTTTTATCTTGTATAAAAAATACTATATTAGTAATATTTAACCATGGAATCAATGCAATCCAATAATATCTTAGACCTAGCTCCTACGATTGATACATTAAAATCATTATCAAGGAAATTCAGGGAAACAGGCGACCACCAGTACATGATGGAGATATTACTGATTATTGATGAGATTGAGATTCCAATGCTCATTGATATGTTCGACTTTAATTTTACCCCAGAGGCCTAACTAAATGTATATCAAGACCATCAAAGGGGTGGACTATCATTTATACGAGAACGAAGAAGAGTTCAAAAAGCATCATAACAAAGAAAAAGTGAACAAAGACTGGCGTACTGCCCAAGAAGGCGAGTGGGCCATTAGCGATGATGGGCAAGTATTTAGTATTTTAAGGCGCGCGGTCATGTATAGCGGTAAATACAAGGGAGATACCGATTATGTCCGTACCTTACTGGGAACCGCTTACGCTAAGAAAGATTGTAAATTAGAGGGAGAGCCCGCTAAAGACATCTATACTTTTACTAAATACAAGGAAAGCAAGTACATTACCAGTAGGGAGAAGCTATTTGCTAAGATGATAGCGCTAGGTAGAGACCCGGTAGAGGCGTACTTAGGTGTATACAAGACCAATAACCGTAGATATGCTCTACATAGGTCAAAAGCTTTATTAAGACAAACGAGGATAAGAACATTGGTAAACAAAGAAGTAGAACAATTAATGGACGACTTGGGGATTACCAAGACGTATTTACTAGAAAACGCTAAATCGGTGGTAGATAAACCCGATGCTAGGGATGGGGATAAGCTTAGGGCGCTAGAAACACTGATGAAGATATCAGGATTATTGACAACCGAAAAGAAAACAGACTCCGTAGCATTGATACAGGAGTTCACCGGTTTCTCTAAAGATAAATTAAAGGCCTTTGAAACGGGTCTAATTGAAGAAAATGCATCTCAATAAGAAAAGTTGGCAATATCCGAAGCAAATACGCTGGAGTACGATGATTTATAATATTAAAATGATTAGGAGTAATCATGCCTAGGGTTAAAGGAGTAAGCACCACTGCTTTGAATAAA